ATTGTGGTACGAACAGTTCTGGACCACGCTCACCAACTATGATAGGTGTGCCGCCCATAACTGGACCACCATTGGCCATACCAAACAGGCTACCCAATGGTCCGCCGATAGCAGCCACGATAGCACGGCGAACTGCAATACGCACTAGGTCAGCAATGATACTGTTGGCTAGGCTCTTGAAACTTAACTTGCCTGTTTGAACAAACTGAACAAATGCATCTTCCATACCACTAGTGAATGTGCTGAAACTGTCAGCAGCCTGCTTGCCTGCATCATTAGCATCATCTTTGAATTTAGTGAATGCATCTTTAGTGCCAATTTTAAATTCTTCTCTCCATGCACTTAGGCTATCAAGATTACCACTTAGATATTGATCGCTGACTCCCAATGCTTTAATCTGTTCATTAGAAATAGCTTTATAACCATTAGCAATCTCTCCTAATCCAGCAGCAAGTTGTTCTGCACGCTCTGGTGTTAATCCATCTTCATTATCAAAAGTTGAACTGAATGCACGACCTGCTTCCAATGCTGCCTTGCGGGCTTCTTCATTGATTGTGGCAATCTGCTTTCTTAAAGGACTTAGACCAGTTTGATCTGTTTGAACTTTTAAATCAACACGCTTGTCATTGATACTGCGTAATGCATTACCTAGGCTTTCATAACTTGCTGCCTGTTCTCTTAAACGCTCACTAATGTATTCTAAGTTTGAAACTCTTTCGGCTTCTGTATTCTTAATTGCCTGTTGCTTTTTTAGTTCAGACTCTAAATTCTTACCATTACTGATATGCAAATCATAATAAGTCTTACTCAACTCTTGTAATCGGCCTTCTTCATCTACCAGCAATCTAACTTTGTCTTTACTAGCCGCAAGCTCATCATCTTTCAATGACTTCTGTGCTTTAAGTTCAATGCCAATCTGACTTTGAATATTACTCAGTTTGCTTTGAAGAGTGTTTTGTTCTTGCAAGTATCGTTGAGTTTCAGCATTGAGTGCAGTGGCAATCTCTTTCTGATCTTCTGTCATGCCCAACAATTCAGTTTGAAACTTCAGATCAGAAAATAGATAATTGCTAAATGTTTGAGCTTCGGTGTTTAACCCACGATAGGTTGATTGTTGTGCAGATAATGCTGCCTGCAACTTTCTATAACGATCCATTTCGCGTTCAGCGGCTTTATCACGCACTTCACGCAATTCTTTTTCTTTTCTAGCTCTTTCTTCGGCATCTTTTTTGCGTTGAGCCATTTCTGCTTGACCATCACCACGGCCACCACCTGCACCACCGACATCAAAATTTACACCTGGGAGATAGTTTAAGTATTCTTTTAGTTTGTTGATTGCACCTGTGGTGCTGTCTTGAATGAATCCCCAATATCCTGCAATACTGGCCAATACTGGACCTGCAATAGTTTTTAATGCTGCGAAAGCTGGCCCAGCTAACTCAGCCATGCTTACTAATAATGCTTTGATAACTAACCACATTCTGTGGAAGGCACCGCCAGCACCTTCTGTGGCACGCACTATTGCACCAAACCCTGTGCCTAAGTTTCTAAATAACTCAAATAGATTTTTAGCACCACTGGCAACAGCTAACAATGCAGCATAGAATAATCTCACTCCTGCAATGATCTTACCGCCAACAAATATTGAAGCCAACACTGCACCAACCGCAATCACTGCCTGAATGAATTTTCTAAATCCTTCAACACCAACATTTAACGATGTGACTAATTCAGTAATAGGACGAAGTGCATCTAACAGTGCAATTTTAAAATCTGTCAGTGTCTTGTCAATTGCACCTTGTGCATCCGCTGCTGATTTTATTGCTGCTGCATATTTTGCAGATTCAGCAGTGGCCTGTGCATAACTGCCGGCAACTCCAGCAAGACCAACATTGCGAATTTCTTTACCTAACAGTTTAGTGCTAAGAACACTGCGTTGTGAAGCATCACTAATATTAGCCAAACCAGCAATAGTTTTGCTTAGTATATCCTGTTCGCTAAGTGTGCGTAGATCGTTTAACGAAATGCCAATTGATGCAAATGCTTTTTGTGTATCTTCGCCACCATCTGCTGCTTCACCGATTGCACCAACTAATTTTAATATGGCTTTCTGTGCTCCTTCAGCACTTCCACCATTGTCAATCATTGCACGACTTAGGCCTAAAATATTAGCAGTGGCAATGCCTGTTGAATCACTAATGTCAGTAATGCTGTCAGCAAGACCAATGGCCTGCGAAATAATAGCACCTAAACTGATACCTGCCAATGCTGTTTTAAGTCCAGCAAAGGTGTTGTTAAGTCCGGTAACTGATTTCTGTAAGTTGGCTAAGTTTCGCTCTGCTTGGCTTGTATTAACCTGGACATCATATGATAGATCTGCCATGGCTTATTTCCTTTTCATAATTGCATCTGTGGTCTTCTTAACGAAAGCCTCAGTGGGTCTTGTCATACCATCAGGTGCCTGACGACTACGACCATCATCTAACTGTTGTGCATACGGGTAAGCGGCAACGATAGTGTCTTTCTTTAGAACAGTACGACTACGAGCATTGCCAGTCTTGATAGGAGTATGAGCCTTAAAGAAGGTGTAGGCCTGTCCAGGCACTGCATCCAACTGTGCTATTTTCTTCTTAACACTTGTGCTAATCTTATCAACACCTATCTTTAATGAAATCATGCTCTATCCTTTATCTTTAGCAATTCTTCTGTTGAAACTTCAGGCACATAACCTTCTTGGCTAGCATCCTGAAAGTGTCTCTCCAGTGACATTGCAGTGTCCATAATTACTAGATCAAATGTGTTTGCCCTTACTATGACTTCACTGGGCAACATTCCATAGCGTTTGCTCAGATTATCAATTGTTATGATTAAACTTGATTCGATACTGTTAGGATCTATGGACTCCTGTGTTACTTTCCCAGCGTTTCTACTACCTTGCCAATAACTTTGGTCATTACATTGGTAGGCAAAACTAATCCGTCCTTGACAACAGGCGCACCCTCTTCATCAAGAACCATATCATTTACGGCAGCAATCAATTCACTCATGTCCTCGCCCTTCATCTGTGCCAGACGGATAAACTTGTCCATAGGCTGACGATCCCAGATCCAGAACTCTAGGGCTTCACCGAACTCTTTAACGACATCCTCGTCTGCGATTTCGATCTTAACTAATTGTGGTTTTGCTGCTAATTGTGTGAGTTTCATCTTTATTCCTTTTTATCTTTAATGATGTGTAGAACTGCAAGTGCAAACTTGAGCCTACTGTTAATCTTGTCAAGGTCGCCTTGTGCGTGCTTGACTTCAGCAAGAGACTTAGCAATCTCCGCTTCTAAACTTTTTATCAGATCCTCTTCCGAGAAGTCTCGTAGATCCATACTAATCTCCTAACTGTATATTTAACGAGAGATAAAAATAGGAGCAGGTTATGCTCCTATTTCTTTAGTCTAATTTAAATTAAACTGTGCCGGCAGTTAGGTCACCATTGACACTGATAGTGATTGGTGATACCCATACTGGGGCTGTTGGATTGACAGTTGGTGCAAGGTTAGTAATAAACCCTGTTCCGCTGACAAACTTGCTACCTGTTGCACGACCGTTGAAATAAACTCGGAAATTTACTTCTACTGCATCATTGCTCAGGTCAAACAATCCTGGCACGCCGTTGGTGGCTGCGAAGAATGTTGCACTGTCTAACACTAGGTTAGCTGTGATGCTGTTGGTTGCAGGTGTTGATACTGCTAATTGCGAGAACACATCTAACTGAGTCCAGTTGAATACGCCCGCTGCGTTGTTGATAGTGACATCCTGTAGAGCAGGAACAATGTAACCAGAACTGGTAGTAGAGATACTAGCAGTAGAGATTTGGATTGTTGCGTTGCTTGTAGGAGCACTGACGTTGATGTAAGCCATTGCTTGTTCCTTTTTATGTTGTTGCTTGGTTGATTCGGAATTCAAATGTATAAACTAATACATCTCCATCCTTATCCACTGTGTAATCGCTTTCGCTACCGAAATTGACTACATTAATTGTTGTCTTTGCAGATAAAATTCTTGATATGACACTGTCTAACTGACTTGGTGTGTTCTTAGCATCTACTGATAGATAAACTTCTGCAATAAGATCATTCTGAAATACTTCATTGCCATTAAGTGTAGGGATCAAAGTTGTTTGTTCCAAACGCTCACGATCAACATAGATCTTCTTCATGTTCTTACGATACAGAGGAGTTCCGTTCTGCTCCCAAGGCAATTCTTGACTGACAGCAAACTGTGTAAGTGTGCTGACTGCTGTGGTAATTGCCGATAACAGTTGGGTTCTCATTTATCTAACTCTCACTAAATTGGTTCTAGTTGGTAGTTTTTCAAGTTCAGTGACTGTTCCGTCATTGTTGAAATCATACCATGTTCCATCATCAATCAACTCTCTGAACAAGACATCAAACTTGGTTCTATACACGCCTATCTTAACTACTTCTGCATTATCCTGTGCTGAGAAGTCTGCTACCTTAGGCAACAGATATTCATACAGAGTAAAATACACACATAGGTCTGTGAAGTCCGCTTGACGACCTAGAATTAAATCAGGGTCAGGAAGCGGAACATCCGGAGTGCTTCGAGTGTTTGTTGCCCGTCTTTGAGCATCACTAGCTTCAATCGAGTAATAACGCCTCCACCAACTAGTGTTGCGGATCAACTGTAGGATACGACTTGTAGCCTTGATAGTTAGATCCTCAACTATAGTTTGGTCAGCGATTCCTTCATTGGCCTCAAATAGCCGTTGGTCAGTGCTGGTCACATCCGAGTATTCCGCGAATGCTATAACACCTGTTTGTCCTGGGTTAATGAAAGCCATTGAAGTCTCCTAATTAGATTGAGCTGTCGAATACTGCGCTTACGCCGTATCCTTCATAGACAACACCTGTGCCATACATAGCAGAGCAAACAACATCAGTACCGATAGCACGGGCACGTCTTTGTGTTTCGATCTGAATGTCACGCATTAGACCAAAGCCTAGAGCGTCGCGGTGGAAAATAGCACCTTGATAGTCGCCAGCAGCGCCGTTAGTAATCAACGGGCAGTTAGCACTTTCAAACACTTGAACACCAAATAAGTTTCCAACATAACCCATACGTAGGGCTTCGTTAGCAACATCACCATAAGCGCCACCTGTGAAAGCCACAGCGCCTTGAGTTGTCAATGCAGCCTTTAGGTCATAGGCAATGCTTGGGTGTAGAACAGCTACGATTCCGTCTGTAGGAACAGCAGCAGCCTTCAACTTAGTGATACCTTGCATAACCAATGCAGCAGTAATAGTTGTAGAACTAGAACCGATCACGTTAGTTGTGAAGTTAGCAAATTGAGCCATTAAGTCTTGGTCAATTTTACGAGCAACTGCTTCACCGAATAAACGGCCTAGGTCAGCAACCACGTTGCTTGCTGAAGCATTGACAGCTAGGTCAGTAACCATAGTCATCAAACCAACTTGTCCAACGTTGAAAGTAGCAACATCAGTAGAAACTGCTGTATTGCTGAAGTCATCACCTTCTGTTAAACTTGCCGCAGTTTGCACTGGGTAAATTGGTACTTGAATTGTTTTGCCTTGTGTAGGGGCTAGAGAATAGTTCTTAACCAATCCTCTCATGATAGAACGCTCATTAGCTACGAACATTGCCTCTTGGACAATGGTAGGTAATAGGTCGTTTAATGTTACGCTTGTAGATCCAGCCATAATAATCTCCTGTTAATGTTAGGCTATCCCTGCAGACTTTCTATACTCTTGATAGATTTTACGATCTGCTGGGTTTGACATGTTTAATTTTGTTATGTCAAATTTCTCTCGTGATTGATTAACATTGCTCTTACTCTGTGTAGTGGCTGGGCCTGCTGATTTAAAGTGCGGGTTGCTGTCTAAGAATTCTTTAACTAGGTCCTCTACCTTGAAAGGCTGTCCTTTGTCTGAATATCTCACTGTGCCTTTTTCATCTAGCACTTCAACTTCACCCGTTTCACCTAATCTAAGATTAGACTTTAATAACGCTTGCACCTGCTTGGGATTTACTGCACCTAATTGTGCTGCCGTATTGACCAAGGGCATATCTACAGTGTAAGATTTAATAATCTCATCACGCTTGCTTATTTCTGCATCTTTCTTAGCAGCCAGTTCAGCAATGATTTTATCAAAGTCGCCACGCTTCTTTTGAAGCTCTAGCTGTTGCTGTTCATGTGTTGCTCGTAATTGACGCAGTTCGTCAATATCACCTAGGTCGGCAAGTGTCTTTTCGTACTTCTTCTGGACTGCACCTTTTGTGCGGGCCATCATGTTATCGACTTCTTCTTGCGTATAAGTTTTTACTGACTGTGCCTGGATTGTTTCGGAAGACCCAGTATCTTCATTAGCCAATGTATTGTCTGACATCGTCGCATCGCCTTTATAAGTTAAAGTAGGTTAATGACTCCGGGATGAAGTCATCAGTGTTTCTATTTATTGAATGTGCAATAAATGGTTATCGTTTAGGTGGTTTAGGACGCTTTTTGTTCTTTGCAGTACGCATTCCACGAACTGGTAGGGGGCTGTGTTCTTGTTGTTCCATTTTGTTTTCCTTTAGGTTTAACTTTCGTACTCTTCCATTGCTTCCCACTTGGCACACCAGAACACTGCACGAACTGGAGCGTCAAACTTGGTGCAATACAATTCACCGGGCTTGTAATATTCACAGTTACCGCAGTTTTGTCCTGCAGGAACATCTGGGTTATCTGCTGGTTGATATGCTGCTGGCAAGTTAGCGTTGATCTCTTCACCATCAGGATACAGTCTGCCTGGCTGTGGGTTAGGATCGATGAAAGGCAAGCGAGCCTTTTCTTCGCCCAACATTTCAACTATGTGTTCATCAATGATGCGGAATACAACAGGGTCAGTGGCTGCTGCCTTGGCCTGCTGTAGGTGTGTAAATTCTCTGTCATCATCCTGGATTGAGAATGTGTCCGGGTACTTGATTTCGCCCATCCATACACGATTCTGATACTGCCCATACAATTGCCAAATCTGTTCTTCAGCAAGTTCTAGGTTGTCTGCTTTCTCACTTAGTTTTGCACTTAGTAAGTTGAACTCCACTTCCATAGCAATGCCGCTTTGCACTTTCTTAACAGTACTGCGAACTCCGCCTGTGAATGAAATGCGATCAATGGCTTCAACCAACTTGTCTATGGTGGTATGAATGTTGCCCACGCTGGTTCCACCTGCTTCTAGGTAGTAGGGGTTAAGTCCAGGATCACTGCCTTCTTGCAATTGAATGATAGCACCAGCACCACTTCCTAACTGTGCTGTAGGCGGAACCACTAGACTAGGGTGTCCATCTAAGCGGATTGCCTGTTCATTCTCAGAAGTTAAGTTATAGATTTGGCGCTGTAGATCTGAGATGTCATTGATATCACTAACGCCA